TCATCACCTCAAGCAACTCTTTTTGCAGCGCCTTGGCGTCGTCTTCAATCGTGTCCGGGTCACACAGCCGCCGCTGCATGGTGCCAATCATATCCGTGGCCTGCTCCATGAACCGGGAAATGCGAACGTCCTTCCCCTCCTCCTCACGGGAAGCCATGAGATTCCAGGCCGCCGGGGAGCGCATCCCTTCACCGGCCTGCATCGAGGGAGGCGAAACCGAGCCGATTAGCTCGTCCACCAACTGCTTGAAATACACGTCAAGCTTGAGAAAACCCTCAACATTGCCGTCTATCTTCTGGGTCAGCACGTTCCAGCCGGTAGGGACAATGACCGTCGCGCCAATCACCGACATCTTGAACGTGTGAATGCGCTTGATGTCGCCCTGGACGAGCGTCTTGCCGGACATAATCAGCCGGTCCACCACCTCGTTGCGGGTCCGGTCAATCATTCCGGCCAGTTCATAGATGTCGCGACCAACACCCTTTGACCCGTGCAGCGTTCCGTTGCCCTTCTGGAAGGTGAAGAAGGAAAGCGCGTCCGCCATGCTCTCGAACCGGTCTTCACGAGAAAAAATCTCAAGCATTTCCGGCCCGGCAACGCGATAATGGGACACCTTGCCGGAGACCTCGCGGGCCAGGAGCGTGTAAACGACGATTACCGAAGCGCCTGCCATGTAGCTGGCCCCGATAGTCAACTCCCGCAACGCGTTCTGATACCACGTTTCGAGCGTGCCGCCCACGTTGAGGCGGTCCCGAATCTGGATGGGCGAGGCGCGGTTGATGGCGTCAAAGGTGTTGTTGAGGTTCCAGCCCGCCTCCGTGGCCGCCTCTTTCTCCTTGACCTGCGCGAATAATTCGTGCGGGAGATACACCTCTTTCAACACCGCAATCTGAGCCCATCGGGTGTCGGACTTCGTTCCGTCCGCGACGAAACTCTCGTCCTGCTTGAAGTGTTTGGGAAACCAAGTGAATTCGTCCAGCCACGCAACGATGGTGTGCCCGAAAAGGGCGTTATCGAAAGCGATGTCCTCCAGAAGGGTCCTCCAGCCCTTGCGGGACCGGATTGTCTTGGTGATTTTCTCGCGGAAGACCGTCGTCTTTTGAGCAGAATTCTGCCACTTGTTCGACAAGCTGGAGTTGGTCAGATATTTAACACCGTCCAGGGCGGCCACGAATCTCGGAGCCACTTTGTCAATCATCAACGGCAGCGGCTTGGTCGTGAAGTTGGACCGCCACCCCAGCCCTTCGGCCTCCAGCTTGTAGGCGTCGTAAGGGCGCTCCGCGTTATACTTCGCCAGGATGCGGGAGTTGACGATGCTCCGGTTGCGACCAGCCATCACCACGGTCTTGACGATGTCGCGCGCCATGCCGATGTCGCGCACGCTCCGCTGCGTGGGCTTGCCCTCGGTCGTAATCGCCGGGCTCTGGATTACCGAGCCGAGATAATTGGCCGGGAAACCCGTTCCGGTCAGGCTGCTGAGTGGTGTTGATGGTAAATTAGGCATACTATCTGTCCGTTACAGAAACATCCGCAAACTCGGGCCGGTCAACCCCTTTTTGACCCAGATGGCTTCCCACTTCTTCAAGGGGCACGCCTCAACCGCCAGCATTACCTTGGCCTCGACCAAGCACTGGCACCGCACGCATTGCGCGCCATCGAAGGCAGGGCACGCCTTGCACTTCCGCCACCGATACCGGACAGCCCAATCCGGCGCGAGCACTTCATACCCGTTCCACCGAGCCCACTTGACTCTGAAAAAGGTTCGGACAAACCGCAGAAAAGCCATAATCATAAACTTCGTCGCCTCCAACAATTCTCCGGCAGGTCGGGCCGGTCCAGCGCTTGCGCCTCCAGGTGCGTGGAGACCGGGGTATCCTCGCCGAGCGCCGCGCACTCGTGGAGCCGCCCGTCAATATACCGCTTCCCCAGCACCGTCCGGCGCATTTCTACCAACACCGCGCGGCAGGAGGCGCACCCATCCGGGAGCGGTTGGTTGTGTCGGCACTTCGCGCAGATGTCGGCGCGGCTCCGGGATACTGCATCCTCCACAAACTCGATTTCGTTCCGCTCCGCGCGACCGCGAAGCTGGCTCAACCACTGCAACACCAGCGTCTTCAACGAGGCCCGCTGCAAAAAAGCTTGATTCTGCCCGTTGTCGTCCTGGCAAAGGGACGGCTCCCGCTGGCACGCCTGCGCGACTACTTCACCCTGCGGGTCCCCTGGCGGCAGGTTGGCCCTCTGCCGATACCGAGCCACGCGCGCGACCACTCCCGCCCAAGTCTGCCCAAAGATGCGGGTTCCGTCCCGCTCCTGGAACATATAGCCGCTCTTCGGGAACACATTAGGATTCATCGTCTTCACCAAGTAAAGTCCCCCATTTGAGTAGGTGTTTTATCCGACGTGTCAAGATACTGCGACCGATTGGTCTCGTCAATTCGGACCCCGTTGGGATATTGCCCCGGCCAATCCCCAAACTCGTCCGGCTCCGGGCCTCCAGGCAGAACGGATGTCCCCCGCATCGAGAGGATGGCCCCGCTTCCCTTTCGCGCCGCGTGGACAAGCAGCGTCAGCGAGTCGGCATCGTTGGGCGAGCCAAACCCGCGAGACTCGTAATCCTTTTTCGACTCGACTTTTTTCTTGCCGCTGAGATTCCGGTAGCGCCGCTGGGTTACCTGCTGCGTCAGCTTGGACAAGTCCATCGAGGGGTGTAAAAGCAGATAGCCGAATTCCCCCCAAGCCCGCAAGGCGAACCAAAGTTCCGAAGCCATGCGCTCGTTTTCCTCCTTGCACGTCTTCGAGTCCTCGGTCATTATTTTGTCTTCACTAGCCCCTTCGGAGTAGTTGACATCGTGAATCACGGTTGACCACTCGTAGCGAAGCAAGTCCGCCACCCCGGCCCCGTGGCCCGTCCGGTCACACGCGAAAAACTCGGGACGAACCCCGGCCTTTCGGTTGGTGTCTAACACCGAGTTCTTCATCGCGACCGTGTCGCCCTTCGGAAGGATAAACTGCTGCATCGCCTGGAGCGCCAGCCGGGGGAGGACATTCCCCTGCGGGTCCTTAAACATCGTGGTATGGCCCTTCGGATGCTCCAGGCTGGCGGGCCACTTAATGCCGCTGGCGCGTCCCCACATGCCGAGCGTGTAAACAGCTTCGTCGCCGCCTTCCAGCGCGAGGTCCACCGCGCCAACCGGCTGGGGCTCGTCATACCAGACAAACTCACCCCGCATCTTCGAGAGCATTCCCGCCGGGATGACCACCGCGTCAACTCCCATCGAGGGATACATCCCCCGGCCCATCGTGCGATACCCCGGGGCCGTCCTGCCGCCCGCATTGCGTGCAATCGTCTCCAGGCCCTCGCGGGTCTGCAACCCCGGGAACACGACTCGGCCCTGGAGCACGTTCTCGCACCGCTCCGCATCCAGGCGAAGAACCTCCCACCCACGGGACGAGGTCCAGGAAAAATGCTCGTCCTCGTTGAGATTGCCCCATCCGAAGACTGGTTCAGCGCGCTTGCCGACTTCGTCGGTCGGGTTGGTCGGGTTGTAGGCCCCGAAAATCTTGAACCCGCCGGAACTGGGGCCGCCCTTGCCCTCGATTTCCGAGAGCACGTTATCAACGTCAAGCCAGATTCCCGTGGGGATGTTCTCGATTTCGTCCAGGAATAGGAACATCCGGGACAGCGGGCCAAATATGGGGTGCGCGGTCGTCCGGGGCCGCCGGTGGCCGCCCTGCAATCGCCCGGCCTTCTTCGAGTTGCCTTTAGGAACCACCACGCCGCGAATCGAGGAAATTTGGTCCCGGCGGGACATCCCGATAAACAGGTCCCCCACCTCGCCGGGCATCGGCAGCGAAGCGTTCTTGTGAAGCGCTACGAGGTGCGAGAAAAGGTTTTGCTCCAGGTGGTTTTCGCTGGGGCCAAGCACGCGGATGGAAGTCCATTCCGGGTCCCGGACCCACTCCAGGAACAACCGCACGCCCATCGAGAAGGACTTGCCGCACTTCGCCGCGCCCATAATGAGACCCATGTCGGCGCGCTCATAGAGCGCCCAAATATCCTGCACGCTCTGCGGCTCCGGGTTGAACTGGTTCGGCGTCCAGAGAAGCTGCGCGGCCTCCGACATCCCGCCGTTGTTCATCAACTCGTGGAGGTAAATCTGGAGAACGGGAAGATACTCGCCCGGTGCGGCATCCTTTTTGAAGCGAATACCGGGGAGTTCTAAAAACTCGACCACGCGCCTCGCTGCTTCCAGATGCCGCTGCTCGTGGACGAGTCCCGCCACCTCCTTGGCGAGAGATTTTTCCGGGCCGGGAGGGAGCATTAAAGCGCCCTTCCGCACTTGAGGATGTCGTCCTCAGTCGTTCCCGGGGGAAAGGTCACAATCGGCGCGCTCTCCCAGCCCGGCGCGCCATAATCCGCCCGAAGAGCCCAAGCCTCTTTCTTCCTGGCCGAAAAATTCATGTCCCACATGGACACGGTGAGCCCGCCCGGGCGACCGATTCTCTTTCGGTCGTTCACCAGCTTCGGCGTCCATCCGCGCGCCTTCCAACCTCGAAACCAAAGGCGAAAAACGCCCGCGTGGCCCGGCTCGTATCGGGCGAAGACCTTCATCAGACCTTCGCGACGGTGCCGGAGGGGGCCGGGCAGCCGGAGCACTTGCAGCCGCACCCCGGGGAGCAGGGCGGCGTCGCCTGGACCAGCGCGCTAACCGCGTCGTTGATGATGTCGGCCTTGCGCTTGTTCGCCCGGAGGAACAGAATCGTCCCCACGGAACTGCCAACCAACGCCAAAACAATCAGGGTAGCTGTGATAATCATGCACCCCAAGGACGCCCGTAAACGCCTTCCCTGAATAGCGGAAAAGCCGCCCACCTGGGCGGCTGTCCCTACTTACCGTTTTTGTGGCCGGGCTCTTTCCCGTTCTGGATTCGCGCGAGCCTAAGCTCCGCTTTTTCCTTCTCCAGTGCCCTGGCCTTCTCCACTGCGCTCGTCTGGGCCGTGTGGCCCGCATGGTTGCCTCGCATCTTGCTCCTTTGGTTTTTTGGTTATGCCTCGCCCCTTGGCGAGAAATTCAACATGCGCCCGGGACCACTCCCCGCCCTTGCGGTTGCGAAAACCCGCGCCATTGAGCGCCTGGGCCGTCTCCTTGGCCGTGTATCCGTTAGCGATGAAGCTCTTCAACGCGTCCAGTGTCGTTCTCTCCCCGGGATAATACCCGAAGGGCTTGTTCCCCTCGCAGCGGCCTTTCTCGCGCTTCACCCGCTCCCGGGAGGCGCGTAACTTCTTCACCAGCGCCGACTTCTCCCACTCGGCCAGCGCACCCAAAATCTGCCGGATAAGCTTCCGGGTCGGGTCAATGTCGTTCCTGGCGATGTCCTGGAGCGCCCCCTGGTCCGCCGGGAAAACCGCTAGGCCCCGCTTCCGGCACTCGGCGAGCAAAACCTCCTGGACCATGAGGTCACGGGCGAGCCGGTCCATCCGCTCGACGATAAGGGCGTCCCCCGGTTGGGCCGCGTCCAGGATGGCGGCCAGTTCAGGCCGGTCCAGGGCCTCGACCGTGCCGGATAGACCCGCCTCGAATCGGGCCTCGTGTAAACACAGCGAGTGCGCCTTGCAGAACGCCTCGACCGCCTCACGCTGGCGAGCCTCGCCGTCGCCATCCACCTGCCCCTTGCCGGAAACCCGGTAGTATGCAAAGGCCCTCATTTGCAGAGGCGGTCACAATGAACCGCGATGGCTTCCATTTCAATCTTGACCGAGTGCAG